GTTCACTATCTCAGGTGCAACTTCGGCTGATACTATGCAAGGACAGTTGATCTCGAATGACTTCACTGACCTTGGATCAATCACGTTGTTGAACGAGGGTGTTGCAACAGTTGGTTTCGACCAACCGGCGGCAGACGATCACCAGATCGTTATGGACGGAACAACAAAAGGTGGTAAACTTGGTTCATACGTGAACTGTGTTGCTATCTCAGACAGCAAATGGTTCGTTGATGGATTACTTTCATCAGATGGTTCATTGGCTACTTGTTTCACGTAAGCCTTACTTAGACTTAGAAACTCAGAATCAAGCGGTGTCAATATTTTTGGCATCGCTTTTTTCACGAATAAATATCCACAATGGCAATACACAGGATCAGTTTCGAGACAATGCACTTCGTATCCAAGGGCGGAACCGATGGCACGGATGGCGGCATAGAGAAATGGGATGACGCATTCACCTGCTACGGCCCAGGACCAAAAGGCATCGAACACGAGGGCATAAGGTTTGGTTTTGGCAACATGGACAAGGTAGTGGTCTGTTCCAAGTGCGGACAAGCCTGGGGTTGGCGTGAGAGATTGTGGAAAGAGATTGCGGATTGGGAAAAGATCCAGAACTCCAAACGTGGATTTTTCAACAACATCAAGAGATACATTGGCTTTTAACAAAAAACGCCATATTAAACCACCTTTCAGCACCGTTTTCTCGCCTTTACAGTAAATACAAACACTTATAAGTACAAATCTTACGTAAAACAAAGGAGCACGTGTAAATGTCAAACAATAAATTTGAAAGTTTATTAGAATTACTGATAAACGAAGAAAATGATAAAGCAGAAGCTTTATTTCATGAAATCGTAGTAGAAAAATCAAGAGATATCTACGAGAACCTAGCAGACGAGTCTACAGAAGACAAAGTAGAAGAAACTGCAGAAGAATCAAAAGAAGATGCTAAAGTTGACGAAACTACTGAAGAGTCTAAAGACGAAGCAGTTGATGAAGCGTCAGAAGAAGCTAAATCAGACGAACAGGTTGATGAAGTAGTAGAAATCGAAGACGAAGCTACAGAATCAGAGACTACTGAAGAAGAAACTATCGAAGAAGTTGGCGGAGACGCTACTGACGAGCTAGTTAAAGACATCTCAGCAGACCAAGAAGGCGAACATGATGCAATGGACAAACCAGAAATGGACATGGACATGGACAAAGACGCTGAAGGTGATGCAGAAGGTGATGTTGAAGACAGAGTAGTTGATTTAGAAGATGCTTTAGACGAACTAAAAGCAGAATTCGAAGCAATGATGGGTGACAAAAAAGATGGCGAGGAAGACAAAGAAGAAGAGTCTTTGGAAATGCCAGCTGTTGAAACTCAACCAGAAATGTCAATCGAAGGTAAGAAAGACATGATGGCCGGCAAGAAAATGGATAAGAAAGACATGAAAGAGTACAAAAATCCAGTGAAAGCCGATCATGCAGATCATTCAGATAAAGCGGCAAAAGGCGCAGTACCAACTGTAGGCGGAGCAAAAGTTAAAACAGGCGCAAGCGGTTCTAACATAGCACAAGCACAGGCTGACAGTGGCAACAGTAGTGTTGCAACTCCTCAGAAAATGGCAGGCGAATTTGAAAACACAGGTGGAAAAGCTAAAAGTACCTCTTTTAAAAAAGCGGCACCAAAGGCAGTTACAGCTGACGCATCAGAAAAATCTGCAAAATCTACAATCTCAGGCAAGTAATTGCTAGAGACTGTCGATAACAAGGAGGTCATCGGATGTCATCACTATATCTAAGAGAGAATCTAACTTTTAACGAAGCCAGATTACAGATCTTACACGAGAACGAGGGTAAGGATTTGTACATGAAAGGTATCTGTATTCAAGGTGGGATTAAAAATGCTAATCAGAGAACGTACCCAGTGCAGGAGATTGCGAAAGCAACCAAAACACTGAACGATCAGATTACATCAGGATACTCTGTGTTAGGTGAAGTGGATCACCCGGATGATTTAAAGATTAATTTGGACCGTGTGTCACACATGATCACAGAAATGTGGATGGACGGACCAAATGGATACGGTAAGATGAAAATCTTGCCAACACCAATGGGCCAACTTGTCAAAACTATGTTGGAATCAGGTGTGAAACTAGGCGTATCAAGTAGAGGATCTGGAAACATGTCCGAGTACGGAAACGGTGAAGTTTCAGACTTTGAGATCATCACAGTAGATGTTGTGGCTCAACCTTCGGCACCAGGTGCTTACCCAACACCAATTTACGAACACCTAATGAATACAAAGGGTGGTAACATGGCAAAGGGTTTGGCGGCTGAAGTTAGAAATGATGCAAAAGCACAGAAGTTCCTCAAAGAGGCGTTAACAAACATAATAAAGGACCTAAAATAATGATTGATGCAATATCAAAACTTGTTGAATCAGGAGCAATTTCGGAAGATGTTCAAAAAGGCATCCAAGAAGCTTGGGACAGCAAAATCAAAGAAAACAAAGAAGTAGTAGGTGCAGAATTAAGAGAAGAATTCGCAAAAAGATACGAGCATGACAAGTCAAACATGATCGAAGCCATTGATAAGATGATGGGCGAGAAGTTAAGTGAAGAGATCTCAAAGTTCGTAGAAGACAGAAAAGCACTTGCACAAGAAAAAATAGCTTACAAAGAAAACGTAGGCAAACATTCTGCCAAATTAGAATCATTTATGCTTTCTAAACTGTCAGAAGAGTTAAAAGAACTACACGGCGACAGAAAAGGTGTCCACGAAAACTTCAAGAAGATGGAAGAATTCGTAGTTGGTGCTCTTGCAAAAGAAATTAAAGAGTTCCATGAAGACAAAAAAGGCGTTGTGGAAACGAAAGTTAAACTAGTAGCCGAGGCCAAAAAACAAATGGCTAAGATGAAAGAGGCTTTCATAACAAGATCTGCTAAAGTTGTAGAGTCTGCTGTAAACAAAAAACTTGCTGAAGAGCTATCTGCTCTTAAGGAAGACATTAGTGCGGCAAGAACTGTAAACTTTGGTAAGAAAATATTCGAAGCGTTCGCTTCAGAGTACCAGGCTTCTTACTTAAATGAGAAATCTGAGACTTCGAAGATGATGAAAGTTGTGGATGAAACTACACTTAAATTGAAAGACGCGGAGAAGGCTATCGAAGAGAAACAAGCGGTGATTGAATCGGCGTACGCTGAGTCCAAAAGACAGGCAGATTTGATGGAACGTAAGGAAAAGATGGCTGAGATGCTCAATCCGTTGGGCAAAGAAAAGAGTGAAGTAATGGCACAGTTGTTAGAATCAGTTCAAACAGCGAAGCTTGAAGCGTCATTCAACAAGTATCTACCACATGTGATGGCTGACAAAGCAGTTGCAGGAACTACGAAAGTACTTTCTGAGAGCGGCGGCGACAGAGCACCTAGGGAAGATGCTGACTTAACAAATATCCGTAAATTAGCGGGTATATAATTAACTAAACTAAAGGAAGATTACAAATGTCAGATATATTTGAATCAAAATGGGGCGAAACTAAAGCCGCTCTTACAGAAGGTTTAGCAGGCAACAAGAAAAAAACTATGGATGTAGTGTTAGAAAACACTAAAAGATACTTAGCAGAGCAATCTACTGCTGGTGCCACATCTGCAGGTAACGTTGCTACGTTAAACAGAGTGATCCTACCAGTAATCAGAAGGGTAATGCCTACTGTTATTGCGAACGAGATCGTTGGTGTACAACCAATGACTGGTCCAGTTGGTCAGATCCACACACTAAGAATAAGATATGCAGACACAGTTGCGTCAAACACGACTGCAGGTGAAGAAGCATTATCTCCATTCAAAATTGCGAAAGCATACTCTGGTAACCAGAACAACTCTACTCCAAAAGCGGCATCAACTGCTTCTTTAGAGGGAACACCTGGTAAGAGATTATCAATCCAGATCTTGAAACAACCGGTTGAAGCGAAATCTAGAAAATTAAGTGCTAGATGGACTTTTGAAGCGGCTCAAGATGCTCAAGCACAGCAAGGTATCGATGTAGAAGCGGAAATCATGGCGGCGTTAGCTCAAGAGATTACTGCTGAGATCGACCAAGAAGTAATTGGTTCATTAAGAACATTAGCCGGTTCGGCTTCTGAGACTTTTGACCAAGCGGCTGTGTCAGGTACTGCAACATTCGTAGGTGATGAACACGCGGCATTGGCTGTTCTTATCAACAGAGTTGCTAACCAAATCGCTACAAGAACAAGAAGAGGCGCTGGAAACTACGCTGTAGTTTCTCCAACTGCTCTTACAGTTCTTCAATCAGCATCAACTTCAGCGTTCGCAAGAACAACTGAAGGTACTTTCGAAGCACCTACTAACACTAAATTTGTTGGTACATTAAACGGCGCTATGAGAGTTTACGTTGACGCTTACGCTTCAGACGGTACAGACGTACTAGTTGGTTACAAAGGAGCAAGTGAGGCAGACGCACCAGCGTTCTATTGTCCTTACATTCCTTTAATGTCTTCTGGTGTTGTACTAGATCCGGCTACATTCGAACCAGTTGTTGGTTTCCTAACAAGATACGGTTACGTTGAATTAACGAACACTGCATCTTCACTAGGTAACGCGGCAGACTACGTAGGATTAGTAGGAATGAACAGCGGAACAAACTTAAAATTCAAATAAGCCCAGGTTTATTTTTATTTCAGAAAAGGGCGGCTTCGGTCGCCCTTTTTTTATGGCCAAAATTCCTGTAAATAATTCTATGTTGCAATACGATTTTGAAGACAAGAACGGAAATTATGATCTACTGTATCAATATGTCAAAGACAGTCCCATTAGAAAAATAATAGATGTTGGTGCATGGTGGGGGCCATGGAGCCTGTGGTGGCATGACAAGGCCCAGAAGGTTGAAATATTTGAACCCAACAAAGATATTTTGCCTAAACTAGTGAACAACGTGGGCAAATTCCAAAACTGTGAGATACATCACACCGCTCTGGGGGACAGGCACGGCAGTGTGTCGATGCAGGTTGCCGACCACTCAGGCACATATCATGTCACTGGCCAGGACGGAGACATTGAAATGAAAACTCTAGATTCTTTTGCATTTGACAACGTTGACATTATCAAAATTGATGCGGAAGGCTATGAACTTCCTGTCCTGCAAGGCGCCAAGGCAACAATATCAAGAAACAGACCATGGATCCAGGTAGAAGGCAACAAATCAGGAGAAAGATATGGTAGAACCAAAGTAGATATAAAGAATTTTTTATCTGATCTGGGAATGACACGTGTCATTAAAAAATGGCCAGATCAAGTTTGGACTTTCAGATAAACAGCGTAGTTTTAATTTTTTTTCTCCAGTCATACTACCCGCAGACCAAATAAGGTAACTTTACTTTCATACTAGGTACCTAAATAAAATTACGATTCGCAAGAATCATAACAACAAAGGGAGGTCCAACAATGGATATCATGAACCAA